AATGCGATTTAGAAAATGAAGTTGATAAATTTGCTAAATGGGCATCTAAAAAATTACATCTTAAATCTGTTCCAAACATAACATTAAGTATGGACACCGAAGAAGCGCAGACAGGACATCATACTGGAAGTCATCAGATGGGTTCTAATGATGTTTGGGTGTATGCAAAAAATCGTAACCTTGTAGATATACTTAGAACTGTATTTCATGAATTGGTTCATGTAAGACAAGGTGAATTAGGTATGATACAACCGGGTGAGAGTTATCCAGGTAGTCCAATTGAAGCGATGGCCGATATGCTGGCTGGCAAATACATTAAAATTTACGGCGAAGAGAACCGTAATATCTTTCAATAAATTCCATAATGTGCTATACTTAGCACATGATTAAACTGTTATTCCCCATGCCCAAAAGTGTAACCGTTGCGTTTAGTGGCGGTGTGGATAGTGTTGCAGTTGTGGACTTTTTGTCCAAAAAGCATGATGTAACATGTGCTTTCTTTCATCATGGAACTGAGAATAGTGAACGAGCATTTAAATTCGTTGCCCGTTTTTGTACAGAAAGAAGTATCCCATTACTTTTGGGTATGATGTGTAACGTAAAACCCAAAAACATGAGTTACGAAGAATTTTGGCGTGAAGAACGTTATGAGTTTTTATCTACATTGGGTCCTGTAATTACTGCACATCATTTGGATGACTGTGTAGAAACATATCTTTGGTCAAGTCTACACGGAAAACCCAAGGTTCCTAATCTTGTTCGTGGCAATGTTATCCGCCCATTCCTTACTACTCCCAAATCTGATTTTGTAAATTGGTGTGAGCGTAAAGGATTAGATTGGTGCGAAGATTTGAGTAATGAGGATGAGCGTTACACACGAAATTATATCCGTAAAAATCTTGTACCTCATGCATTGCATGTAAATCCTGGATTACACAAGACGGTAAAAAAGATTGTTGAAAAACAACTCTGATACATATATAATACACACTTTCAAGGAGAAATAATGTCTGGTCGTACATTTAACAATGAAGCAAAAATCAAACTTACCCAATTAGTTAATGAGGGTATTGCTACTATGCATGAGATTGACACATTAAGTGGTGGACTCAATGATACAATCAAAGCAGTAGCAGAAGAATTAGAAATCAAACCTAGCATTCTTAAAAAGGCAGTGCGTACTGCATTCAAGGCAAGCCTAACTCAAGCCAATCAAGAACACGAAGATTTAAATACTATTCTGGAGACTGTTGGTAAGACTCTATGAAGTTAGTGACATTTGGTTGCTCCCATACATATGGACATGGGTTGCCAGATTGTCATATTGAACCTAACATGCCCGGACCTAAACCAAGTGAATTTGCTTGGCCTAATTTGTTAGCACAAAAATTAAAACTAGATGTAGTAAACTTAAGTGCTCCGGGTATTGGCAATTTACATATGTTATGGAAATTGTTAAATTATAAATTTGACAATGATGATATTTGCATAATTGCATGGACTTACTTTTATAGGGTTCCGTTTTCAATATTAACATTTAATCCCAAAGATAATATTTTTGATCCCGGGGTTCATGATGGTACTAAGAAAATAAAACCAGGTGATATAGATAGTGTTAACATTTCAATACAAAATCATTTAATATTACATCACGCACATTTATATTTGGAATCAAAAAATATAAATCATTATTTTGTTATCATACCACATCATGAGCATAAAGAAAAATGCCCTGATGTATTGCAAGTTCCTGTACTTAAAGATATAAGTACAAGAACTATGGCAATAGATTTAGCACTAGATAACAGTCACATGGGTATTTTAAGTCATAAAAAAATAGCGGATGCTTTTGCAAAGAGGATAAATGTCATACATTGACGCAATACATGATCGTGATAGTGATCGTATCTACGTAGTAGAACGAACCGCTGAGGGCAAGCGCACGTACAAAGAATATTCTGCCAACTATACTTTCTATTATACTGATCCAAAAGGCAAATATCGTAGCCTTTATGGTGATCCAGTAAGCCGATTCAGCACTCGCAAACGTCAAGAGTTTGAGAAAGAAAAACGCATACATAGCGGTAAGAAATTATTTGAAAGTGACATTAACGTTATTTTCCGTTGTTTGTCAGAAAATTATTTGGGCGTAGAGCCTCCCAAACTTCACACATGTTTCTTTGACATTGAAGTTGACTTTGATCCTGATAAGGGTTTTAGCCCAACAAGTGATCCATTCAATGCAGTAACAGCCATCAGTCTGTATTTGGATTGGCTAGATCAGTTAATAACATTGGTCATGCCTCCCAAACATATGAGCAATGAAACAGCACAAGAAATTTGCAATCAATTTGAAAATTGCTTGATGTTCCGTGATGAAATTGAAATGTTTGAAACATTCTTTCAACTCATTGATGATGCAGATGTATTGACAGGTTGGAACTCAGAAGGCTATGATATTCCCTATATGGTGAATCGTGCTACACGAATTATGAGTAAGGATGATACTCGCAAATTCTGTTTGCTCGGACAACTTCCTAAGCCAAGAACATATGAACGTTTCGGTAAAGAAGAAACAACATATGATCTAGTTGGTCGTGTTCATATGGACTACTTACAGTTGTATAAAAAGTACAACTACGAAAGTCGCCATAGTTATTCACTAGATGCTATCGGCGAAATGGAAGTAGGTGAGCGTAAGACTCAATATGAAGGTACGCTTGACCAACTTTACAACAAAGACTTTAAGACATTTGTGCAGTATAACAGACAAGACACAATGCTTATGGTAAAGATTCATAATAAACTAAAGTTTCTAGATTTAGCAAATGCACTAGCACATGAAAATACTGTGCTATTGCCAACGGTCATGGGGTCTGTTGCAATGATTGAAATGGCAATCATGAATGAGGCCCATGAAAGAGGTCTGGTAGTTCCAGACAAAAAACGAAAGGAAACTAGTAATGATGAACAACAAGCGGCAGGTGCCTATGTTGCTACGCCCAAAAGAGGAATCCACGAATGGGTCGGAGCAGTTGATATCAACTCGCTCTATCCCTCGGCTATTCGTGCCCTCAACATGGCACCAGAAACAATCGTCGGACAAGTCAGACAAACGTTAACAAATCAATTCATGCAAGATAAGGGCAAACGTCTTGCTAGTGAAAAGAAACGTGCAAAAGAAGATGATGACGCAGTGACTGGTAGCATTCTATGGGAAGGATTGTTTGGTACTTTAGAGTACACAGCAATTATGAACCAAGAACGTGGTACTATTCTTACACTTGACTATGAAGATGGTCGTAGTGTTGAAATGAGTGCAGCAGAAATGTGGAAACTGATTTTTGACAGTCACAACCCATGGATACTGAGTGCTAATGGTACTATCTTTAGATACGACCAAGAAGGTGTCATTCCAGGATTGCTTACACGTTGGTATACAGAACGTAAAAGCATTCAGAAACATGCTAAAGAAAGTTATGGTACTGACATGTTTGAGTACTATGACAAACGACAACTTGTACGTAAGATTTTGCTTAACTCAGCATATGGCGCACTATTGAATGAACATTGTCGTTTCTATGACAAGCGTATCGGTCAGAGTGTTACATTGTCGGGCCGACAGATTGTTAAACATATGATGAGCCAAATCAATCAAACTGTTGCAGGTGAGTATGACCACAATGGTCCTGCAATCGTATATGGTGATACTGACTCATGCTACTTTAGCGCATATCCACTTTTTAAAGAACAAATCGAAAGTGGTGAATTAGAGTGGAATAAAGATACAGTCATACAAGTTTATGATACGATTGCAGAAGAGGCTAACAGTAGTTTCCCCGCGTTTATGGAACGTGCGTTTCATGCGCCACGCAAGAATGGCGAGATTATTAAAGCAGGTCGTGAACTGGTAGGTGATCGCAGCATTTTTATCACAAAGAAACGTTATGCGATTAACATCTATGATAAAGAAGGCAAGCGCAAGGATACAGAAGGCAAGATGGGTGATATTAAGGCAATGGGTCTTGACTTGAAACGTGCTGACACGCCCAAATACGTTCAAGAATTTTTGATGAACGTATTGAGTATGGTTATTCAACAAGGTAAAGGGCGTGATGAAGTTATTGAATCAATCAAAGACTTTAAACGCATTCTATCAGAGCAAGATAGTTGGACTAAAGGCAGCCCCAAATCTGTTAATAAACTTACATACTACGAAGAACTAGAAAAAAATAGTGCTGTTGGTAGGGCAAATATGCCTGGTCATGTTCGTGGAGCATTGAATTATAATTATTTGCGCCGAGTAAACAGCGATAATTACTCTATGAAGATTGTAGATGGGATGAAGGTTATTGTTTGCAAACTAAAACCAAACCCATTAAA